TTTAGGCCAACTGTCTATGCAACACCCGCCGATACCAGTTCGGCAGTCGAGGCAGATGCAGATTTAGTAAGGCTAACATCAAGAAACGAAGCAAATGATAGAGGGAAAAGATTATTGGGATACAAGATAGGAGTAGAACTAAAGAGATTCGCTAGGGCGTAGGGTTGGAGAGAAAAAAATGAGTAATGAAGTATTCGTAGGAGCAAATGCACAAGTAGGGCTATGTCCGGAAATGGACATGTATTTTGATAACAAAACGATAAGCGGTAGTCAGGTATTCACCGCAACTGCTGGTTCTGATTACAAGTTGGTTTCAGGTTTGTATGTAGGATGCATGGCTAAAGTAGTCAACAGTGGGACAACAACCTATCACGCTGTTCTAGCGAATGATGAAACTACTATAACACTAGACACAGATGCACCAGCAGCAAGCGGTTGCAATATCACGATACTAGGTTTCGGTGCGCCAGTCGCTGGACCCGTAAAGACAGGTAGCACCGTAGTAGGTGGCATTCTCTCTGACAGTTGGCTAGGACTAGTGAACACATTTACTCCGCCAAACGTAGAGGTTGAGATGAAGCAACTTAATCTCGCTGCTGCCGGTGGTAGAAACTTTGACTATCAGTACAAAGGCTCAGAGACTGTCAGTGGCGGTTCTCTAGACCTATCATTGAACAACGGCTCTTGGTTGTATTACACACTAGGAGAAATGACATTCACCTCTGCACAATCAGATGTCGCAGCAACATCAAGTAACACTCACAATGGAATACTAACTAGAGAGGCATCTGAGGACATTGTTCGTGGCATAGAGGGCAACACATATCCAGATGTAGATGATGGAGCGGGCAATGCTAGGACTCTAAACGCATTCAACCTACTAGACACTGCATCTCCGTTTGTATATACGTTCACTGAGGCAGATAGTGACGTACTACCTTCATTCGCTCTTGATGTGGTTTATGGAAAAAGAGGTAGAACAGGAAGCACCCAACTAGATAGCAATAACCCTAATACGAATATGTACTCAAGAATATTTACAGGGTGTCAAGTAAATACAATGACATTGACCTTTGAAGAGGGGCAAGAACTCAAGACAACACTAGACCTAGTGAGTAGGAGAGCGTTCGACACTCCAAACGGATACATACCAATGAGAGGGCAAAGCATCTTGAAGGCCATAACAAACGACTCTAGCGATGTTGGTAATGATGGTAGTGAGTACGCAGACAGCGGTTTCGTCAACTACAGCACAAATGCAAAACCATACTCAGGTTCAAGCCTAGCAGACAACTATCCATTCCTATTCTCAGACGGTGCTATCAAACTATTCGGACAAGTAGTTGGCAAGGTCAAGACTGGCTCAGTGACAATCAACAACAACCTCACTCCACAGAGATTCATTGGAAACTACAACAGACAGATTGCTTCTGCTCATCTACCGGGGCAGAGAACCTATGAGATATCGCTAACTATGTTGATTAGCGACACCAAACTTTGGGACCAACTGAGAATAGACAGCGAATCAGGAGAAGAGGGAACAAGCGGGGAACTATCACTTACCTTTGAGAAGGACACTGGTGAGAAGATATTCTTGAAGTTTGAGGACTATCTAATCAACTCCGTCACAGTTCCTTTCCCTGAAGACAAGGGGCCAATCGATGTAGAGGTACAGGCTAATGCTAGAACCCTATCAAGTGCTACTTACACTGGTAAGTGGGCTATCTATTCCGTAGGCGGTAGGGCAAGTAGTGAGTAGGAGGCGTGACCAAGTAGGGAACGCTATCCGATTTTTATTCCACCAACACGTTTGTTTGTTGGTTTTGTTTGTAGGTGGAAAGAAAAATGACAGAAAGAAAAATTGTAAGTGATAAGAACATGCTGTTCGCTGCAACAGCAACTGAATGCCATCAGATTAGGGTCAACCCTGAATCTGAAGAATACCTGAATGTGTGGATAAAGCAACCCACATGGCTCCAAGTCGAGCAAGCGTTGTCAAGTGTTATGGACATGAACGCAGAGGGTCAGACTATGGGTATCAATCTGAACAAGATGTACAGATACATGGTCGAGAACTTTGTAGAGAAGACTGAGCCACACCTAACGGTGACAGACCTAATTAGACTAAACCCATATGTTGGCGCACAACTGAAAGAAATCCTCCCTAATCCATTCATGGATGTCATGGGGGATGATATGGGAAACGAAAACTAGTCCGAAGAGCGTTGAAAGGAGGAGCAGTAGATAACGAGGTGGGGATGAAGATTATGCTCTACACCTACTGTTCTGCCTTCTCAGTCAATCCGATGGATGCTTATGACACACCAGCCAAACTAATCAAAGAGATGCTAGAAATACACGGAGAAGTAAAGAAACTGGAATCGGAGGCAATGGAAAAGGCAAAGGGATGATAGATGGCAGATGACGAGTTAGATAAAGTCGTTGAGAGTTTCAAGGAGATTGACCGATTCCTCATCAAAGGCGCATCGGATATGCGCACATTGCAAGCATCGATAAGCACAACTAACGCTATTCTAGAATCAAAGGGATGGGAGATATTCTCTCGTTTCATCTCAGGAACTGGTCTTTGGAGAATACAGAACCGAGTGAAGGCTAGTATTCAACTCATCAACTCTGCAATGAGTGCAGAAGATAGGAGAAGGGCAAAAGAAGCAAAGAGACTCAAGGTTCTTGCTGACTTAGGCAGGATGGAGTTGAATGCTAAAAAACTTAGAGAGGACACTGATAAGATTTTGATATCATCAGGCATAGAACAACAAGAATTGATTGACAAACTGAAAGAGAGGTCAGACACCTTCTCTGCCTTAATGGTTGATAATAACAACAATGCAGTTGCGGCGGTAAAGGCATTGAATGTGATGATGGATGAGCAGTTCACTAGAGTAGAAAAACTAAAAAAATCACAAGGCGGTCTGCTCAATACTCTAGTAAAGCAAAGTGCCACATACAAGGTGATACAAGGCTTTCAAGCCCTAACAAAGGATACAATCAACAAAGAGACAGGTAAACGAAGGAGTACAGAGGAAATAGAAGCATTGAAAGCCGAAATAGAGCGAATGAAAGATGCCGCAGATTTTAGTTTTGAGAGTGTTGTTGACAGAGGCAAAACCAAAATGGGTGCAACTAACATTAGAGCGACGATGAAGGATACCGGCAAAACCAAGCAGTTAAACAAGAAACAACTAGACTTATTAGAAGAAATCAATAACAAATTAGCCGAACTGAACGAGACAGAAAAAAAACAAATTACACTTGAAACGTTTGTAATGGGTTTTTTATCAGCATTGAAAGCACCTTTCACTAATATAGTAACGCTTGTAACAAGAATCTCTAAGGGAATCCAAAAAATAGTGTCATTTTTTCTTAAACTGATGACTACCTTCTTTGTGTTGCTATTGTCAATAATGCTACTAAGAAAGATATTTACTGAATTCAAAGACGAATTCATTACTGCATTTGATGCTATGAAAGAGGTTTTCATGATTGGATTCACTCTCATTCATAGTGGACTAGGAGATGTGTTTACCGGAGTAAAGGGAATGATTGAGGCTTTTGCTACTATGGATTTCATGGGAATAGCAGAGTCCTTCGGTGTCATTCTATTGGGAATAGCGAAGATAACAGTTGGACTGTTCACGGCAACGCTAGGCGTCATTATCTCTGGTGCGGTTGCATTCATGTCCTCCTTGTTCAGCAAGGGGTTCGCTACAGCAGATACTGCATTAGGGAAGGTAATTGCTGGTGTGGCTAATGTTTTCCGTGGCGTTACTAAAGTCATTGGAACTATCGTTTTAATTGCTGGATTGATTGGACTTGTGATTGTTGGTCTTAGTGCGCTTCCAGTTATCCTAGCGGGAGTATTCATACTAGGTTTGAGTAAAGCGTTTGGGTTCCTCAGAGATAACGCTGATACAGTAGCAAATGGTTTAATGTTGATAAGTTCTAATGTTAGAAATGCAGTTCATCTTATTACATCCATAGCAGATAAAATACCGTCCTTATCCGACATAGCAAGTGCAATCAAAAGCGTACTAAAGCCTGAGTCATTCGATAAGGCTGGAAAGTTTTTGGGTAAGGTTGCCAACTCAATCTCAGGTATGCTTAGTTTCTCACAAGGAGGCGTGGTTCCGAGAACCGGTGTTCACATGGTAGGTGAACGAGGACCAGAACTAGTTAGATTGCCCCAAGGCTCAAGGGTATTCAAAAATTCAGATACAATGTCCATGATGGGTGGTGGTGTCACTAATAACATAACAGTGCAAGTTAGTGGAAGGGTCGGTGCTTCTGATGCAGAGATAAGAGACATAGCGAACAAGGTCGCTAGGGAGATAAACACTAGAATCAACAGGACTTCAACATCGGTGGTGAAATTCTAATGGCAGCAACAGCAGACTTCAAGGTATTTCTAGAACTACAGAGGAGAAACGAATTGAATGCAGGAAGAGCAAGAGCAGTCAATAGAATACCACTATTCGTGACTGAAGTGGACATATCAACTGCAAAGACCGTTCCCACTGTTCCAGTGCCATTCATCGCTATGGCTAAGGGATTCTCAGAGACCCTTGCATTTGACATGGGCATTGCTACTAAGACTGTTAGTTTGACAGGTGTGCTTCTCAATCAAACGATATCGAAAGACTCACTAGAGAACGATTCAAGTGCAAAGGAAGTGGTAATGACTCCCTTTGAACTGGCACAGTTGATTCACTCCTATGTGGATAGCAGCCAAGCACAAGACGACCAGTTCATCAACAAACTGATTATACTCATACCAAGCAGGGTTGATACTAATCTGAACTATCACACTGCTAGTAGCGAGGACGATGATATGTCAGTCCTACCGCTGATACCCTTTACCTTTCAAAACAGAAGATATGATGAGGGATTCAAGAGAATCATCAACGATAAGGCAGAGAGTGAGATAGGAGTTGAGAATTTAATACAGGAGACACCTGTGGAGTTCTTCACTGACGTATCTAATATTGATGAACTACCCGGTATGCTTGGTTTCATTCGTTCTTTCAATACCGGCTTATCAGGAGAGCAACCCAATACGGTCAACTTCACTCTTGAGTTTGAGATAGCAACGGTTCTAGCAGAGAATCCAATAAACAATCTATAGGTGAAGGAATGACTACAGCGCATGTCGGTGAGAAGAGAGCATTGGTCTTTCCTGTCATGTGTGATGCTCATCTAAAGATAGAGTTCGATGATACAAACACATCAACCAAGAAGGGAAACCTATGGAGGCATAGTGGGTCTTTTACTATAGAGGCAGTAATTACCCCTTACGATGTAAATGGCCTTGGGCATCGAACCTCCGGTCAAGGAAGACTCGATAGTATCAAAACTCCACCTAGCCCAAACCTCTCGTTAGATGACCATGCAGATACGACCTCAAACTATCAGAGTGTCAGTTACTTCGGCTCAGGTAGGAACACACACAAGATGATGCTCTTTCACAATCAATACTTCAAGTTCTTTCTACAGAATACAACATCCTCTAACTTCAATCAGCCAGCAGAGTACAAGTTAGTTTGTGAGATATCTGATTCTACTGATACTGGCAATATACAAACTCATACCATATCCAGCAATGCTGTGTTTGCTTCGATAAACAGCCTTGAGGGATACTATGATGCTGATGGTTTCTACAATGGCATAATCACAGATAAGAGAAAAATAACAACAAGTGCATCGGGTTCTCAAACCATATCTGTTAGTTCAGGGGCTGCTGATGAGATAAACACAGGAGCAGAGATATTCGATAGTAGTGGCACACTGATAGGAACTGTTTCATCAGTATCAGGAAACAACATAACACTCGCAGCGACTCCTGCTACTACTGTGACATCCACAATATACACATCTCAAAAGAAAGAGGCATTGTACATCGAGCAGTTGACAAAGGTAAGTTGCACATTTGACAACAACACTGTAACTCTCATGGTGAATAATCAACCAGTTGCTAGAGCAAAGGTCAACATAGGCACTTTCGGGTTTCATGCCTCAGACTGCCTGATAGGGAAAGATGGCTCCAATACGAATACACAATTCATGGGTGAGTTGTATGAGATAAGTATGCACAGAGGAAAGAGACCTTGTGCAACCATCAATACCCTGACTCCTAACGTTACTGAAACGTTCTTCCATTACGAGTTTGGTGATTGAGATGGCAAAGACAAATGGTGTGTTTACTTATCCTGTTTCTTCAGGAGTCAATGACGCTGACGTAGTTTCATCATATGCAAACACAGGAACTGAGTTTAGTAACTCTAGAGCATTCAAGGATGTCTCCGTCAATCCAGTATTGAAGACAACCCATGTTGCATCGGAGACTGTTACATCAAGTGTGACATCAGTTCCATCTGCTATATTCACTGAGATAAGAAAAGGACCACATGCTACTAGTATATCGAATGATGCTGCCGATAAGATAGGAAATAGAATACTTCCTACCACAACTAATCTAACTGACTATGGAACTAACAAAGAGATAACTCCATCCTTCAAGATAAAGGTGTATGATTCCAATGTCAGTGCAGCAACAACAAACAGGAAGTTCGTGTATTCGACAACAGACGACCCTGCCACAGATACTTTGGGAATAGATATAGAAAACTATGATTACTTCATTATACTGAATCCTGAGATATTTGACTCTTCTACACAAACGAACACACAAAGACCTCACTTTGCTAAAGTTACTGCTATTACATCATTCGATAGTTTTGGCGATGGACTAGAGTTTGCCCCTAAGTACACAGGCCCAATACCAAAAGACACGAAGTTTGAGGTCTTCAAGGGTCCAGCAAAAACAGATACAGATGTTATGGCTGTGAGTTATGGTCTAAGAGGTGATGCAGATGGCTCTACTGAAAACTATGATGTGCTAAATATAGTTGCTACACCGACATTCTACTTCTATAATGACAGACTAGAGCAAGACGACCAATTAGACTACATGGAGAAATACACTCTAACTAGACTTCGTTGGTTCAATACGCTGACGAATATAGCAATAACAGAAGTTGATACTCATACTCAATACCAAGAAGGTAGTAGTTCTGTTCTATTTACCACAACAGGCAGTTCAGAGACTGATAAATTATGTGAGGGCATGTCCATATTCAACAGCAGTAATGTATATCTAGGCAACATAAAGGAGATTGATGGCAATGATTTCCAACTGGACTTTGCTCGTATTGCAATCACAGGAACTAGCACTAACTTCAATGTGCAAATAGGAAAGGGAATATCCAATAACGTATTCAGAACAGAGGCAAAGGAAAAGGGACTGATAGAAAACAGAATAGGAAACAGATTGGATGCTGTTCTAATTGACTCATTAAGAGCAACAGACGATGCGGATACATCTAACTTCAATCCTGTTCTTTGGCACAAGGCATTCCCGAATGCCAAGAGACATGAGACTGACTCCACGACTGCTACAGCAGGACAGTTCGATGGTAACTTCAATGGTCCTGCTAGGTATGTATCTAGTGACCCAAGACCGTTGAGAAACGATATAGTTCCCCTTAGTATGAATGTTTCAGTGAATAGTCCTAGAAACAAGATGAGTAAGATATGCAACCTATCTGCCATGAATAACTCCGGCTCACTACCATTCAAGGTTCGTGAAGGACAGAAACTAAAGGTTCTGAAGACGCTGTTCAATGATAAGAAGACTTTCAAGACCTTGCCTTTCAAAGCAACTGGTAATTCTTCAGAATCAACAATAGCGTTCAACGACATGGATGTGGGTCATGACTACAAACTGTCAGGAAAGATATCCGCAGATACCATATTGAAGGTTGACGGATACTACTATGTTGTTGACAGTGTAAGCAATAAAAGTGGTACTACTCAGTCATTAAGTGTAAAGGCTCGTAAGACATTGAGTGCTAACACATTCACAGTTGCATCAACTGTTCATGACTTCACAAATGAAGTAGTTCAGATAGCACCTTGGACTGGTTTGTTAAACACAGAGAACGTCAAAGCAGATACACAGGTGCATTACTCAGACGGAAACAGGCTATCAATATCAGGAGCCACAATAAACAAGACAGATGCGAAGTTATACGGTGCTAAGGTTCTGTTTAATTCCTCATCAACACATCAGAATGACATAGACTACGCTGATAGAACTATGGACTACATATCTTTCCAAGATGCAAGTAGGAAGTTCTATCAAGATACGAACAGCAGAGGTAGGTTCTACTACTACACCGGCAACTACAATGTCTATGAGGAAGTATTCGATGGTATAGTTGAGCAGACAGATTTAGTGACAGGAAATCAAGTACCAAGTATGCGAATAGAGGGTAGGGATAATGCTTCGTCTTTATTGAATAGCACAGTGGACAAGAACC